GGTCAGCATTGACCCGTAAAAAGAAAAGCGAAAGTGGTTGGGCTTTTGCCGCGAGCACAATGGAGGTCCGCATTGGATTCCTTATCAGCGATTGAGAAAAAGGCTTGCGACTTCTCAAAAGTGAGAGAGAATCGCTCAATTATGGGAGGAAGTCCAAAGCCACAAAAACCCAAAGCGCCACCGCCTACGCCTGCGCCAGTTCGCGCCGACTCCGCTGACGGAGAGCAGGCCAGCACAGCCGCATATCGTCGCATGGGCCTTGATAAAACAATAAACCCGATGAATCCGCTGGCACCAAAAACGGCGCTTGGCTCAATTGGTGCGCTTGGTTCTGGCGGTGAAGGCGTGATGATTAACACGCGAGCACCTAAGCCGAAGCCCACTAATATCGGCGGGTTTATGACTCAATTCCCATCTCGCTAATATGAACGACGAAGGCACGGAGCAAACAAAGAAGTGGCTTAGCTGTTATCAGCGGCTCAAAGATCAGCGCGTGTCGACTCAAGATCAAATCTGGCAGGACATCGCCAACTACGTAAGCCCGCGCAAGGCAGGCATTACAGAAAAGCGCTACATGCCAGACAGCAACAAAGAGGCGCAAATCTACGACGCGACTGCCACTGACTCCGTGCAACGCGCCGTCTCTGCTTACACGTCGTGGACAACTCCGGCATCACAGCCATGGATTTCGCTGAAACCTAATCTGAAGCTGAAAAATGACGACTCGGTGAAAGGCTGGTTGTCTGAGTGCTCGCAGATTCTCAATCAAGAGGTGAACAGTCGCAGTAACTTCCAACTCGAGCGCCTTGAATCCGTGGCCGACCTTTGGAACTTTGGCACAACTGCCATTTTCTCCGAGATGGGCGAGGGCAATCGCCTGCGCTTTGAGAAAATCAAGATTGGCACCTACGTCTTTGAGCTTGATCCATTTGGCAAATGCTACCGATTCATCCGCGAGTTTGAACTAACAGCAGAACAGGCACGTCAGCAATTTGGCGAAGACAATCTTCCCAAGGTTATCAAAGACTGCTTTCAGGGCGATTACAGCAAAGGGAAGAGCTTCACATTTATTCACATCGTCGAGCCTCGCGAGCCTTCCAAAGTTGGCGCATACGGATACAACATTAAGACGCGCAAGAAGTATGTCTCGGCATACGTCGAGATGTCGTCAAAGAAGATGGTTCAAGAGGGCGGTTACGACGGGTTTCCTTTTACCGTTGGCCGTTATTTGTCCTATGACGCAATGATCGGCTCTACTGGATGGGGCTACGGCCCAGGGTTTGCCATTTTGCCAGAAGCTCGGCAGCTTAATTTCATTCAGCAGATGATGGACGTGTTTGCCGAGAAGCAAGTCTTCCCGCCGATGCTTGTGCCTGACACTTTTGAAGGCAGTCTCAAAACGGCAGCACGGGCGCTGAATTACTATCCTTCCGGCATGGGGCCTGAAAGCGTTTATCCTGTGCCTGTAACTGGCGAATGGAGCGTTGCTTTGGAGCGTGTGCGGATGCGTCAAGACATGATCAAGCGCCTCTGCTCGCTCGATATGTTCCAGATGTTTGCCAGCATTGATCGCGAGATGACTGCTTATGAGGTAGCGCAACGTGCGGGTGAAAAGCTGGACACCGTGGGGCCGATTTACCATCGTGACGTTCGTGAGACTATTGAGCCGCATCTACGCCGTGCCTTCGAGCTTTGCGCTGAGAATGGCTTACTTCCACCACCGCCACAAGAAGCTTATGAACTTGTCGGCCGTGGCTTTGTGCAAGTGGCCGATCCAGAGATTGCGCTCACGTCACGTCTTGCGATGGCGATTGATAGCTGGAACGCACGCGGAGCCGATGAGGTCATGCAAACGGCCGCTTCGATTGCTGCCATTGATCCTACGGTCATGGACAATATCGACACGGCTTTTTACATCCGCGAGAAATCGAGGCTTGTCGGTGCTCCTGAAGGGCTGCTCCGCAAGCGTGAAGATGTCCAAGCGATCCAACAACAACGCGCACAGGCACAGCAAATGCAGCAAGCGGCCATGATGGCTAAGGATGTCGGCAGCGCTGTAAATAGTGCTGGCGGCATCGACAAAGTGAAGGAATTAGTCGGGGCGTAATCATCACACATGACACCATCATCACCTGAGTTACTAACGCCGCTGACGGCCGACGAAAAAAAGGACGTGCTAAAAGCCGCTCTCCGACTTTTCGACAAGCCGGATTTTCAGCTAGTCTTCCGCTCACTCAATGCGGACGTGGGCGGCATCCTAAATCCTGCCTTCGAGCAAGGCGGCGATGTAGTTAAAGCAGCATTCCGAGAAGGGCAGAAAGAGCCGCTTCGATGGCTATTCACGATGCACCTAAAGGGCATTCCAGAAACCGAAAAACCGCAAGAACAAGAAACATGACTGAAAAAAAACTCACATTTAAAGAATTTGCATTATCTAACCTGACGCTATCCGATCTTTCGAGGTCTGAGATTGTAGCGTTGTTAGAGGATAAACAAATGACATCCGCCGTGTATGTCGCAGTTCAGTCTGAACTCATTAACAGGATTTCAGCGCCTAATCGTGCGAATTTTATGACAGGAGAATTGAACCCACTGCTACTAAAGGAAATTGACAGATTATGATCACGATCACACCAGACAATCAAATTGACCGCGACGGTGAAATCATCGGCAATATCATCGGCAATATCGCATGGATGAACGCCAAGCCAGCGCCGCGCATTATTGGGCAAATTCGCCAAGTCGCAGGCATTGATGGTCTAACCTTTGAAGTCGCCGAAGCGCCAACTGTTAACGAATCCTTAACTGTTGAACCAATTTCCGCGCCGGAGGTTGTCGGTAATCCGTCGGCGTCGGAGCCTGCCGCTAGTTGTGATGATCTAGCGGCAGGCATTACTTTTGCCATTAGTTCTGACTGGGGCACGCTAGGCACGCCATACTTTGCGCGATGCTTCGTTAATCATTACGGCAACGACGCCTACTCGCAATTCTGCAAAGCTAACGGCATCTAATTTCTCCATATGGAAACCGAAACTACACCACCACCAGCGGACAACGCATTGCAAACGCAAGCAGCGACCACAACTGAAACGACAACGACGCCAATTGAGGCAGCGCCATCTACGGCGACACGGCCTGATTACATCCCTGAAAAGTTTTGGGATGCGCAGAAGGGCGAGCCAAAAGTTGACCAACTTGGCGCTTCTTATCTTCAGCTTGAAAAGGCTTTCGGCGCTAAATCGCAGGCTCCAAAGAAACCTGGGGCCGACGCATCGCCAGAGGATCAGGCCAAGTATTATGCCGATCTTCGCAAGTTCACCGGAGCGCCAGAGAAGCCAGAAGATTACGGCATTAAGGCACCTGACAACCTTCCTGCAGGCGTTGAATGGAATGCTGAATTAGCCGGAAAAGCTGCGGGCATTGCTCACAAATACGGAGTGCCACCGGAAGCGCTGCATGAGTTAATTGCTCTCAATAATGAGAATATCAGCAGCATTGTGGCAAAGTCTGAAGATTTTGTAAAAATTTCACATAAAGATCATTTTGTTGATATTCTGACGAAAGAATGGGGAAACGACGCCGTGAGCAACTGGCAAGCAATTGATCGAGGCGCATCGGCATCACGCGTGGACAAGACTGCTTTTGACCCTGATGCTGATGTAAGGATGGTTCAGCGAGAACTGGCAAAACTAGTGCTTCAACGTGATCAAGATTTTCGCGACGACAAAGGGCTGATCAGCTCTGACTCTCAAGTTACTTATAAAGAGCAAGAGCAGCGGATTCTAAAGGGCGACGATTTTAACGGCAAAAACGGGCCGGAAGCTCAACAGGCAGCATTGGCAAAGCTAAAAGGATTGTTTGAGGCTTCTCAGCGCTAATTATGCGAAACGTAAATTGTCCAAAAGCTAGGGTGTATATTCGCTGTGATGCCTTTGGCGGATCGGTGAATGAATATGAACCGGCATGGCTCGTATCTGTGCGGGCCATGCGTAATAGGCCACTTTGCTTTCAAGTGTGGGTTGATAAATATGCGGCTTGTTACGACAAAGTTCCGCCGCATTGCGTGTTATGGTTTGAACCGGACGAAGACAACAAGCCTAATTTGCCACTGCATAAAGTGCAAATGTGGGAATGCCTTTCCGGCTCCATTGAAGTCTGGCGCAAAGATCAACTGGCTGATGTTCCTGTGCTGATTAATTTAGGTAAAGGCTTCGCTCCAGCTAGAGGCCATTACTGGTTCACTATCGACTACCTCCCAGAAGGTCAATCGTCCGGGTTGTTTGACATCGGAGATGCCGAGCTACTCGAGGAGCACAAAGAAGCCAACGTGATCAAGTTGGAGAATGGGCAACTGGCCATTTACCCGAATAACCGCATTAAATGGCTTCCGGTTTCGCTGACTGGAAAAGACGCTGCATCGGCGATTCCAGATTGGGACGCTGCCACCAACGCGCAATGGGATGAAAGCTGGATGGATTCCGACGAGATTTTAGGAGATGCAAAGTGGGCTTATTAATTGGCGTCATTTTGCGCTTGCATCTTTTCTCAGATGTGAGAATCTAGGTTAACAACGGCCCCGCAAGGATAAGCTGTATGCCGGACATAGGCCCGCAAACAGCGGAGAACCGAAGAACCGGGAAGACATGACACTTCCTCAGTCGCTCACAAGTGCGGCTCAACTTCACCTCTCTAATTCCCTGCCAATATGGCTACTATTGATACCTTCTACCCAACGATGTTCCAGACATCGTTCGACCAAGTTCTACAGCAGATGGATTCCCGTTTGCTTGGCTCCATTACTCGCGCCGATTTCACTGGCAAGAAGAAATGGTTCAACCTCCTGAATGACAGCGAGGCACAAGACATTCTTACCCGCAAAGGCGACACTCCAGACGGCGAGTTTGACGGCTCCAAGTATTGGCTTACCCAGCGCCCAAAGGAAAAGGTTACGACCTTCGACGAATGGGACAAGCACTTCCTTGGCACCATTGTTCTGCCAACTTCTGACGAAGTTCAAAGCCACGCGATGGCCTTCAACCGCGCCACCGATGACGTGATCATCAGCGCTTTTGATGCTACCCGCTACATTGGCGAAGACGGCACTACGACTGACAGCTTCCCAGCTGGTCAATCTATCGCTTCAGGCTATGTTGAAACTGGTTCTGATACTCCATCTGGTATGACGCTCGCAAAGTTGCGCCGCGCTAAGTATCTCATGGATCTTAGCGAAGTGCCTGATTCCGAGCGTTACATCGTTATCGGTGCAAAGCAGGAGCAAGACCTCCTTCGCGACACCAACCTGACAAGCGCTGACTTCAACACGGTCAAAGCTCTGGTTGATGGCAAGGTTGACACCTTCCTCGGATTCAAATTCCTGAAGTCTCAGCGTCTGCCAGTTGGCACCGTTTCCGGTGTTGCTGACATCCGCAGCTGCTTCGCCTTCCACAAGTCTGCAATCAAGTTCGCCATGAGCGACCGCCAGACCCGCATGGACATCCTGCCACAGCGTCGTCACGCCCTCCAGATCCGCTCGACCATGATGCTCGGTGCCGTCCGCACTGAGAATGAAAAGGTTGTTCGTATCTACAGCGACGAAACTCCATAACCTGAACTGATCGGGGCGGTGTAAAAACCGCCCCTTTTTTAAACCTTTACCCTCACAAAATACTCTTATGGCTGCTCTTACTCCAACAGATACATTCTACCTCGGCCAAGTCGCCGCACTCCTAGACGGTTCCGAACGTCCGACAAAATCACCGCTTCAAGGCGGCACGCTTCACAGCATTCGCGTTAGCTACGCTCTCACCGATGCCGAAGCTACCAATGATACACTGAATCTTTGCTACCTTCCTAAAGGTGCGTTGGTTCATCGCAACCTAAGTTACATTGAACTGATCGACCCAGGCACTGGCACGCTCACTGTCGATGTTGGCACCTCCAGCAACGGAGACTGCTACGCGGACGGCATCGCCCTTTCCTCGGGTGGTTCCATCAGCTTTGGCTCAACCGTTGCGGGCACGGCTGGCGATCTTGCATCTTCAGTGCTTACCACCACGGATAACACGCTTGTAACGCTGACATGTGCAACTGCTAGCGGTGATCTCGCGGGAACGATTTATGTCACCATCGTTTATTCGATCTTCAATTAACCTTCCCGTTGGTTGACCTCGGGAGGCTCCTTGTGTATTAAGGGGCCTCCCTTTTTCTTGAATCATTACCATTATGGCCGCTACTGCTACAGAGATCGCAAACCTTGCAATTGCCCATCTTGGTGGAAGGGCGCTGACTGCGCTTTCCACTGACACGACTCAACAAGCGGCTAGTTTGCGGAAGTGGTATAATCCAGACGCAGGAACGCCAGTTTATACGGCACTTGATGAGGCATTACGGGCGCATCCGTGGAATTTTGCTACAGCTAGAAAGCGGCAAACTGTCACCTATCACACGCTAACAGGAGGCGCATCTGTTTCTGATGCAAGCGGACTCATCAAGATTACGCACGCTGGACATGGTTATACCACAGGAGACCGTGTTTATGTAAAGGATGTGCAAGGCGTAACCGTTGCCAATGGTCAATGGTATGTCACCGTAATCAATTCAAACAACTTCACGCTCGACGAATCTGTTTTTGCTGGCACTTACACGGCGGCGACAGGCAGCGTCGTCGGTATTCCACAGTTTGATTGGGATTTTCAGCATACGCCACCAACGGATTGTTTGCGCGTGATTTCACTCAATGCAGGCGGCGGGCAGATGGAAGATGCAGGCGCTGATTTTACCGTTGAAAAAGGGCTAATCCTTACCGATGAGGAGACTATCAACCTTAAATACATTCAGCGAATTACAGACGTGACCGATTACCCGGCTGATTTTGTGACGGCATTCTCATTTTTGCTTGCCTCTTGCATCGCACAAGATACACAAGGCGCATCAGGACAGGCTCAACAAATGCGGCAGTTTTACGAAAAGGCAGTAGCGCCACCTGTTAAAGCTCGCGATTCAAACGAGGGCAAAGCGCGGCGCATTCCACCGTTCAACGATTCACAAGTCATCTCTGCCAGAATGGGCGGTTACTGGACTGGCGGCATAACTGAATAATCTCATGGCTCAATTCCAAACGATCAAATCAGTGTTCAACGGCGGCGAGATGTCGCCTATCATGGACGGGCGCACGGACTCGGAGAAATACGCGACTGGGTGTAAGCTCCTAGAAAACTTCATGGTGCGCTCATACGGTGGCGCATTTAAACGCCCTGGAACTCGATTCGGCGCGGCTAATTCAGACGTGACTGGATGCGTCCGATTAGTTCCTTTCCGTAGATCAACAAGCGTTAACTTTGTTTTGGGATTCAAAACAAACGCCATAAAGGTATGGTCGTATTCATCGGGCGCTTTTACGCTCATTACAACTTTAACAACGACTTACACTGAATCAGAAATTGCTGATTTGCATTACATTCAGCTTAACGATGTAATGTATCTGACGGTGTCCACCAAGCATCCTAAGATCATTACACGCGCCAGTGATGGCACTTGGTCATTCACTGACGTGCCTTTTCAGTTTGCTCCCGCCCTTGATCCTCCAAGTGATGGCGTGACAATGACGATTGAGTATGATGCTGATGACTGGGTGGCTAATAAATCACCAAGCTATGCAGTCGGCGCATTTGTCCTTTATTTAAACGATCTTTATCGGTGCAAAACGTCAAACGGTGACGCTGCATTTACCTTGGCGAAATGGGATAAGGCTACTTACAAGCAGTCATGGAATGTTGGCCAAAGTTATGTTGCTGGCGACATTACTGAATATTTTGGCAGTAACTACTTTTGTATTACCGCGCACACTTCAGATACGTCTAATAGGCCGGGAACTGGCGCTCAATGGGTGCTAATTACGATTACAGATTACAGGCTCATTTCTAGCTCTACCGTATTTGACGCTAATGAAGTTGGAAGCACTTGGTTATTGTCTCCAGGCTCAAGTGGAAGAATTGCAACTGAGCCTATTGCCACGGCTCCAGCGACGACAACCACTGCGGCTATTTTCATTCAAGGTTCCTACGTTGCGCGAACAAGCTGGGCAGTTGGTGTTGCACCGGCTGGAACTATTATTCAGCTTCAAGAATCTCTTGATAGGATCAATTTTACGAACATTCGCGAATGGTCTATTAGCGGCATTCTTGATGGAACAATTAGCTATACGGCGGAGGCTCCAAACACTGGCGGATGGTATCGAATGGTTGCCATTCGAACGGGAACAAATTCAAATTCGTCAAGCATGACCATTGAGCCAATTTCTGGCAAATTGGATATTCCCTTTCAAATTCAAAGCTACGTCTCGACAACTCAGGTCAGAGGTATTCCAAAGCTAGCCGTTGATTCTCTTATTCCTAATGAAGTCGTAGGTTTTACTTTTCCGGTCTGGCGAAAGGGTGCGTTTTCTGTAACTCGAGGTTATCCAAGAACGTGCGCTTTCCATGATAACAGGCTATTTTTTGCCAGCACGGATTTGTATCCTACTCGGATTTGGGGCAGTCAGATTTCGGATTTTTACACATTCCTGACCGGATCTCTGGACACTTCCGCATTGGATTTAACGCTAGCAGCAACGCAGGCGAATGTTATTCAATGGCTTTCCAGCTTCAAACGCACGCTTGTGATTGGCACAACTGGCGAAGAGTGGACGATGGATAGCGGCGACCAGGATAACGCATTGACGCCAAGCAACGCAAGGCTTCGCAGATGGAGCCGATATGGATCATCAAAATTCCAACCCGTGCTTTCAGGCGATGGTTTGCTTTGGCTTACCCGAGATAACCGATTGCGCGAGTTTGCCTATGTCTTTGAACGTGATGGATACTCAGCGCCGGAAATGACATTGCTGGCAGAGCATGTCGTTTGCCGTTCTAATGTTATTCAGATGTTTTACAGCCAATCTCCAGATCCGGTGATATGGCTAGTTCATGCAGATGGAACGTGGAGCGGATTCACCTATGATCGAGAGAACAATATTACCGCATGGCACCGTCACCGCTCACAGATGTCATGTAAGTCAATGTGCAGTATTTATTCGTCGTCATCTGCAGCTGATTCTTTGATGTTTTTGATGAATTACCAAGTGCTTTCTTTAGAAAGCATTGATGGCGAAGATATGCGAAACGCTATGACTTCAGCCAATCTTGGCGCTCGCGTTAATTGCATGGATTCGTGGATACAGCCTACCTCTGGCAATATTAGCGTTAGCGGAGGCAATACAACTTTCACCAATCTTGCCACTGTTAACCCGCAACTCGCAGCCAATGATAACCTTGTTTTAATTGCTGGAGATACGGCATCTAAGTCGGATGGATCGCCGCATATAACTTCTATTACCGGAGGATCAGGGACGGCTGTTTTTACAGGTCTGGCAGTAAATACTGCGGCTCCTCAATATGTAGGCCTTTATTTTACCGCTTACCTTGTCCCAAATCGTTTTGAGATTCAACTTGGAGATGGAACTGCTCAGATGCGTAAATGGCGCATTACTCGCGCATCATTCCGTCTTTTCAGGTCATATCACGGTTATGTGTGGCCAAAGATTACCCAAGATGATTTCACTAATTACTCTCGCATCATAGATGAAACAGATGAGTTTCCAATTGCGCCGGATGAGGCTGTGCAAGATTACTTTGACAGAACAGGGCAAACGCTCCCGCAATCTTTGAATTTTGACTGGGGCCGGGCTTGTGACATTGTTATTGCTTCGCGTCATGCCGTGGCATTCAATATCCTTGGAATGATCTTAGAGATCGAAGTTGAAGGAACGTCTGGCGCAGGAGCTTGACTTTAATATCAAATCGTGATGAACTGATAGGAAATCATCACATGACCATTAGAGCTTATACTCCCGAAGATTTCCCGCTTATTGAGGCGTGGGCCAAAGCTCGCGACATGGTAATGATCCCGCAGCTTCTTAGCCCGAATGGCTTTATCGTCGAGGACGAAAGCGGGCCTTTTGCCGTGTGCTTTGTGTATCTGGCGTTTGGATGTCCGGTTGCCTCACTAGACAATCTTTTCACTAAACCGGGCACCTCGTTTGCTAAATGCCGCAAGGGTTGGCCGATACTTTGGCGAACAATTCTTTCCTTTCTCTCAAATTTGAGAACTTGCGATGACGTGCCTTTGAGTTATAAGATAGTCAGGATATACACCCGCACTCCGCTTGCTAGGTTTCTACGCAACTCTGAGGGTTGGAGCGTATCCGAACATACAAGCACACAGGCCATTTATGCGATACCGTGACCATCTTGATTACATCCCGCTAAATACTGGCGGGCCGATTGGCATTCATTGCTCTACACGTCCGCCTTGTAATGAGCCTACTACTATTGCTATAGCGCTTGCTAGTGCATCGTTAGTTGCAGGTGCAGCTGGAACATACATGCAGTATGACTCTGCTCAGAATGCAGCTAAACAGGCCGAATATAACGCACAGGCACAAGCTGACGCCATTGGCGAAGAGCGCAAAAGGCAGGCACTTGAGAGCCAAGAGAATCAACGTCGAGCAGTTCAAGAGCAACGCAGGCAAAGGGCGACACAACTCGCGGCAATGGCTGGCAGTGGCGCTATGCTTGGCACTGGATCGTCCCTTGCTTTGGAAGCTGATACTTGGGCCAAGCAGCAAACAGAGCTAGCAGATCAGCAATACGTCAATCAATTGTCTCAACGGCAGCTTGCCTATCAGCGAACGTCCACACTTCAGATGGGACAGCAAACAGCCGCAGGAATACGCAGCGACGCCACAGGGCAGGCTATCGGCAATATTGGATCAACGCTCGGGCAGGCTTATCAAGCATGGTCAACACGGCCCCAAGCGGCGGGTGGAGCATCTACAATACCAGCGGGCTACCAGCCTCGCACAGTTTCACAACGTCCAGCAGGACTGTAATTTATGGCACGCATTCCAATCCTTCAAGAACCTGGGCAGCTTAACACGGGCAACCAGACGATCCGCACGCCCGACCTTCCAGCCGTCACAAACGCCAGCGTGGGCAAGGCAATCGGCAATTTAGGCAACGTGATGTTCGACATCGCGGAGAAGGCCAAGCGCGCAAATGACGTGACCAAGCTCACGGAAGCTAGCCTTGCGATGAACAAAGCGCAGATGGATTTTGCGACGTTTCAGCAATCGCCAGAAGGGCAGGATGAAAAGCAGTGGCTTCCAAAGTGGCAGAGTTTGCAGAACGACATCAAAGCTCAATTTGATCAAGCTGAATTGACGCCTGAAGCAAGAATGCAGTTTAACGACAGGCTTTCAAACTGGGCGACTCGCGGGACAATTCAAGTTCAAGCTAGCGCCATCAAGCAGACGGGGCAAAGAATGGAGCAGAGCTTTGATAATGCCGTTAAATCTAAAGATTTTAACGCAGCTAGACAGGGCGTTGATGATGCCACAAAAGCTGGGCTTATATTACCAGAGCAAGCGCAGGCAAAGCGCTTGTTTATTGACTCAGCTGAAAAGGATTCAAAATGGAATAGCTACATTTTACAGCGTGAACGTTTGGCCGATCCTGCATCAAGAACGCAAGAAAGCATTTTTCAGCTTGAGCAAATGCTTGACGCTTCCCGTGATTCCATGGAGCCGGAGCGTTATCAGCTTGAAATTGATAATCTTAACGACATGAAGGATGAGACTTTTGTTTATCAAGAGATTCAAAAGAATCCTGAGCGAGTCGTAGAAATGATGAATAATCCAGATTTTGCGCCAAGTCTTAGCGCTCCACAGCAGCGAGAAAGAATTAAAAATCAAGCAATTGCACGCATTGAGGAAATGCAGATGGAAGAACAGCGAGCCGTGATGAATGGAATTCTAGGCGGCAGCATTCAAAACATGAAGCAAGCGGAAACGCTTATGCCGCGCTCTGATGCTATTGCAAAAGCCAAGATTCAGAGCGTGTTTGACAAAAAGCCACCGACTCAATACGAGGCTTCAATCCTTAAGCGTGCTCTAGAAAAGGCCGTGGAAGAATACGATCCAACAAACGATCCTGAAGATGCAAAGACGTTTCAGATCGTTGACACAATCAACCGTCTCAATCTTTACGACGAAAAACTGACAAGTTCATTGCGTGAGAAGTTTTACAAAAAGCAACAACAACGCACGCCACCATCTCCAATCGAAAGTGAAATTGCCAATCATAAAAAATTTCTCGATTACGTTTATGAGCCTAAGCTTAAAGCGCTTATGGATGAAGACACAAAAGAGGTTCCCGTTGATAAACAAGCTGAGTTCAGGTCTTTACTTTCCATTCGCGATCAATTAGCCACTGATTTTGAGCGCATGGTTGAATCGGGAGAAATTAAGACACGCGAGCAAGCTCGTAATGCATCGGTGCGGATGTTAGCGGAACCATATGCCGATCAGGTTATGGCTTATTTTCGTTATGCGCCATCATCGGAAGGTAAGAGTGGACAAATTCAACTAACGCCAGAAGAAATTCAGCAAATCGAAAAACAACGACTTTCAAAATAATGCCAATCACTCGACCATCTACACAAGAGGACGCCGACAATCGACTTCGAGAAGCCTTTATTATTCAGGATTTTGGCGCTCTTGGTGGCGAAGTGGAGTCATATCCACTTCCAGACAGGAATGCGCTTTTGTATTCTTCGGCAACTTCGGCATGGGCCGAGCGAATTCTTGGCGCTCCAGCAAATCCTTATCATCCTGGATGGCAGGGACAAAAAGACGGCATTGTCAGAAGTTACTTTGGCGAGCGTGAAGCGAAAGATGTTTCTGATGAAGATCTTTTTGGCAAAATTGCCACCGATTACAGAGCGCAAGAAAAGATTGCAAACGCTGCCCGCATTGCTGCGGCTCGCGGTGAATCGTGGCTTGGCAAGTTTCGTGAGGTTGAGACACAAGAAGCCGGATCAATAATTCCCGGCAGAATGACAAATTACCTTGGGCTTGCTAGGGCTGCTCACGATGAAATGGCCGCAAAGGTAAATCCATACCGAAACACGATTAAAGCCGTGGCGGATATGGCGCGAAACATTGACACATCAGCGGAAGGCATGGACTGGGGCGCAATGGCTAGCGAGCTTGTAAAGATTCCCAAAGAGGATCGTCCATACGTTCTTGAAGCTCTTTCTCTGCAAACTCCAGGAGAGTCTAAAGCTGGTGATGCCGAGCGAATCAAAACGGCTTTTGTCCGTGGAATGGAGCGTTATCTTGATACGGCCGTAAGCTCATTAGAGACGGCAGGAGAAAGCACAGCTGGCGAGTTTTTACGGCAGTCGTATGGATTTGATGTCGAAGCGCAAACGCCAGAACAAAAGGCGCAACGCGCTGATTTTCTCGATCTTCGCGACGACATGCGCGACATCGCTACTGGAAAACTTGCGCCGTTGAAAGCGGTAAAGATTGCAGGCATGAACATTGCCGGGGCTGCTGAAATGCTGCCAATGACGTTGGGGTCTTTTGTGCCTTACGTTGGCGCTGCTGTAACGCTTGGCAGTTTTCAGCGGTCAACTTATAACGACATCAGGCGGAGCAATCCTGAAATGTCGCGTGATTCGGCAAATGCCATCGCTACCGTGTCAGCGCCGTTTCAAGCAATCACGGAAATTGCGTCAGATCGTTTTCTTTTCGGCAGACTTCCTAATCTTAAACGTGCATTTACTCAGCCAATTTTTAGCGCAACTGGGGCGCTTGGCATGTTTGCCACACGGGCGGCAATCGGCACAGCTACGGAGGTCAGTGAAGAGTTTATTCAAGGCGTTACACCGCTTGCTATTCAAGACCTTTCCAAAGCTCTAGGTCAGGATCTTCCTGGCTCTGATTGGAACGGATTTCTTGGCGAGTTTGCACAAAGCTTGCCTGAGCTTATTTCGACAATCTTGCCGCTCGCTATTGTTGGCGCTGGAACTGGTCAGTTGTCAGATTTTCGTGCTGGTCGTCAACTTGCGCGCTCGCCTGACATGCTGATAGCTGCTCAGTATTCGCCAGAATCTGCCGCAAAAATTAGCGAGCTAGCTAATGCTGGCAAATGGAGCGAAGCGGAAGACGCTATACGTTTGGATTGGGCGAAGATTAATGCAAAAGGCGCTGACATGGCGCAAGTAAAGGCTACGGCAGAACAACGCATTCAAGCTGCTGAACGTATAAAAAGCTTACAAAGAGAGCAAGTGAGCGCCGAAGGATTGCAAACAACCTCGCCCGATTTCACTGCAAGCGTCACGCGCTCGCCTACAGGCTGGCAAGTAACGACAGGCGAGGGCACTATCATTCCTGTGGATTCTGCCGAAGCTGCAAATCAAATTTATAGCAAGCTTCGCCAAGTCGGAAGCCAGCAAGAGGCCGATGCGCTGGTAAGCGTGATTGACGGCTATTACGAGCAAGGCAGGCAGGCTGAAACTGTATTCACTGGCGAGACTGTTCAAGCGTCTGACGTTGAAGCGGTTGGGGTCGTGGCTACTCGGCGCGATGCTGGCGGGGCTATTCTTTCACAGCGCCAGCTTGGCCCTCAAGCTCTTGAAACCGTCCGTGCAGAAGCGGAAGTTGCGGGCATCAAGTCGGGCACTCAAGGGATTTTCGCGCACATTAACGGATCGAACGAGGTCTTCCCAATGCGCGTGGCCAATGGGGCTAAAGAGATCTTTCGCAGGATGAACCTCTACAAATCACAGGCTGAAGGACAGCCGCAGGTGATTACGTTCCTGCATGAGAATTTTGAATCAACGTGGCGATTGGGCATGGAAAACGGCACGTTCTCAGATCAAGAAACACGCACGGCAATGCGCGCGCTTTTGCCTGCTTTTGAAGGCGTGACGACACTTAATGCCGAAGAGGCTCAATTCATTGACAATCTACGCACGCTAGCAAGCGGCAAGGGCAATGAAACCATGCTGCGTGAAACCGTGTCGGAAATGGTCATTCGTGACGTGCTAGGACGTGATCGACAAGGCCTTGCCACGGGCATGAAACCTGGTTCAATCTCTCGCGCTATTGAGGCGTCTGTCATGGGCGCGAATACTCAGGAAGAAGTCAGCGCGTTAAAAAGCATTTTGGCTGCAATCAAGGCATTTACCGCCTACCTCAAAGGCGTGTTTGGCACCGTTGACGCCATCACCAAAGCTCGCGATGAAGGCAAGCTCGGCGAGGAATACGATACGTTTATCAACAAAGTCCTCGGCATCGACGAGGTAAAGCAGATGGAAGGGCAGGCGATAGACGAGGCGAAGGCGATGCTTGGCGTTGATGAGGAAGCGCAGGCTGTGATCGACGCTGGAAATATGGCGTTTTCCATTGCTCCTCTCCGTGCATTTACAACCAAGGCGGAAAAAGAATACGCATTTGGTGATGGTCGTTACACGCATCCTGTCACGCTCACGAATGGCACGCGGCTTTCCGGTGAAACCTTTGATTATAAATGGGGCAGCAAGATTGAAATTGGCAAAGCTGGCGGCATTCCGACTTTCTTTGGTTACACTAAAAACGGCGATGAAATCACCATTCAAGCGCGTGACGTTCGCCCTGATATGGTTGCAAGTTCGCGTGACAATAACCGTTCAGCGAACGATCTTCGTGATCGTTTAATGATGTGGCACAACAAAGCTAAAGAGCAGGGATTTAATTTCTTAGACGCCGGGAATATGGCGTTTAGCATCTCGCCCGTCACTCCAGAGCAGGATGCCGAATACCTTGCGGCAGTGGAGTCGGCGATTGAAACATTCTCCGACCTATCGCCCAAGCAGGCCGAGAATTTGCGCGACCTACTTGAAGCGGAGGGATGGGCGATAGAATATGAAGGCAGTAACGGGGCGCTGGTTTACACCAGCGCCGAAGATCTTCAGGAAAGAGGGATTCCTCGCGCAGTTATTTATGCTGATTTTTCCAGTCAGGCAGACCCCCAATCATTGGAGGATGCCATAGATTATCTTATTGCTGGCGGCTTCATTGACGGAGATTCAAGAAAGGTTGCTGAAAGCTATTGGAGCAAGGTTGTCCCGGTAGTTCCATCCAAGAACGCTATTACAGGTCTGGATTACATTGCAGAAAGCGATAAGGGGCCATTCCCAGTTCAGGCGCGTGATTTAGCATCTAAATACCAACTCACGCCAGATCAGCAGCGCCAGCTTGTGGAGGCGCGTAGCATGGTTGCCTTTGAGGTTTTGAAGAAAGACTTGATTGCAAGTGCCGACATGGTTCCGATAAAGAGAGTAGGGTCCATGGCTGAACTCCGCGCTCTGGTGGAAGCCAGTTATCCATCAATGCCAGCAGAGCATGTGAGGGCTGCCGTTGAGAAAGCGTGGCAACGCAATCAGGGAGATTATTCGTTTCTCGAAGGAAACGACTTTAATATCGCCAATGCTGTAGTGCGACCCTATGCCAGACACAATTTCACCAATTACGATTCAATCATTAGGCGGGCGGGCGGAAAGAGCGATGCACGTGAAGCCACATTTGATGAGGTTGAGGGCCTTTTAAGTGAGTGGCACGCCAACCCCGCTCGATTCTCCATCTCGCCCATTCGCAATCTTAACGAACTCAGCGATCAAGTGGAGCGCAACTTTGCGGAGAATCCAGCGGGCGCGTTAGAGGTTAAGTCCAAAGTTATTCGCCAGTTTGCCAAGCTTGCCGATAAATGGAGCAACGAGCGATGGACACCGCAAGGCAACAAGATCAGGCCGATTAGCGAAAAGCGCACGGTTAAGAGCTTGGACAAGGAACAGGCAATGCGGCAGGCGCAGCGTGAAGTTGAGCTTGTAAATGAAGGCATGGACAAGCTGACGCCAAACACGATAATGGCGTATTCTGAAGGTGTTGGCACACTGGAAGACGATCCTCTTGTGAAGAAGATGCTTCACGACAATGGAAAGCTCATGTCAAAAGCTACGGCTGAACGTGAAAGTCGAAACATCAAAGATCAATACGAGGATGCTGGCTGGATTCCGCCGTCCTGGTATTCAGGCGGGACAACAATCACAACGGTTATCGTCACCCGCGCAGATGGATCAAATGAGAGCTACGACGCTAGGAAAGTGCCTGACGAAGTGAAGTCGGAGATTTCAAACGGAGCGGCTAAGGCGGTCATCAAAAAGCATCGCACTCCCGCAACGGGCGGCATCATGCCTGACGTAATGGCGAATAATCTCGGCTTTGATTACGCTTCTGAGATGTGGGCTGCTTTGGAGTCGTCTATCAAATCGCATCGTAATGCTAAGGCCGATTATGCCAAAGCAGAGGCCGCAGTTAAAGCGGTCGAAAAAGCAGCGTTTGAGCAGGCACGCCAAGAAGCACAAGCATGGCGCGACGAGACAGATGCAATGCAGAAAGAGGACTGGTCGCCGCGTGAATCGCTTGTGCGTGACCTCATCACCCTCGAGGCTATTGTTGCCATGTTCCCGCAGGAGATTCGTGGCAAGATCGGCGGATTTGTTACCCTAGCACGCAAGGCTAGCGAGGCGGCACGTTTGAAGGTGCTGCAACGCCAACTTGAACGTGGGCAGGAGTTGCTGGAGAAGCATCTCAAGGAGCAGTATGGAACGGCGGTTGATAAATTGCTTGAACGCTATCAATCAAAGCGTGATTCAAGCGGGCGAATCTCCGGCAAGATTCTTTCCACAGCAACGGAGCAAGTAGACTATGCTGCCGAGTTTATTGACTTAGACATTGTAAGCCAAGCCAAAGAGCAGGCCGCGCTAGAAAAGCAGGTCGAGGAATCGGAGTCTGCTGAAGAAGTGCAAGATGCACTTACGAAACTTGGCATTGCTCGCTTGTTTGAAGTCTGGGATACAAAAGACTCTGCATCCCGCGAGTCCGCTTTCTTGTGGCTAAACGAGACAATTGAGCAGGGCAAACAGGGCAAGAAGCTACTTGATGAAGAGCGCAAGGCGTTTCTCGATGACATGCGCCAGAGCGGGCAAGCGTCAATTCTGCAAGGTGACGAGTTGAATGCTGCCGTGGCTGACAACCTTACAAATTTGAACAAGGGCGTGATGCGTCGCGCCTTGCTCGGTATGCGTGGAGTTTTGTCGGAGTCGTTATGGACTACCCTCCAACGTCTTGAATTGATCTTTGGCGAAGACTCTAAAATCTTGGATTACTTCTCAAGCAAGATCATCAACGCGGCGAATCTTTCCACCGACATTAAGCGGATGGTCGAGGCGCAGAAGAAAGAAGCGCTTTCCATTATCTTCAACTCTGACAGCAAGTTTCAACACGCTCGCGGCATCGCTGAATTGCAGAAGCTCAAAGACTCGGGAATCATGATTTCCAAAGTCACAAAGAAGGAAATCAAGCTAGACATCGACACACTGACTAAGCTCGCTGACGGCACGATGGACGCGAAGACGGCAGGGCTTGAACAGGCCGAGGTTGACGCCGCGCTTGAAGAGTTTGCCGCTAACGCACGCAAGCGCACGGTGACAATTGAGAAAGTGACGAGTCGAGCCGCTCCAACATCTCGCACGATGTCGGAGACGCAAGGCATTCAGTGGTGGCTATGGTCGATGCAGGATGCGAGTCGCAAGCAAATGGAGCGCGATGGCTGGGACGCTGACAGTTTCGCACAGCTTGAAAAGTTTCTTTCGCCAGAAGCTAAGGCGCTGGGACGGTGGATTTCTGGCAGCTATCAAGATGCGGCTGGCATGATTGATCCGATTTATCGTAGGCTGTTCAATGCACCACTTCCGCGCATTAAGAACTATTCACCGATCTATAGGCGCAACATGAACGCGGGCGGAGAGGTGATGGACTTGGACAGTTCAGACATGAATAGCGGCCTAGCTGCTGGCTTTACAAAGTCCCGCGTGAATACGACGGCTTCACTTGTGGAGAGTGACGCGCTTGCCGTGTTCTTGGCTCATTGGGAAAACGTCTCTCATTGGGTGGCGCACGCTGAAATGATGCGGGATATGAAGGCTATCTTGTTGGATAAAGATACTGCCGTGGCAATCCGTCAGAAAAAGAGTGAGGGTTATCTGCAACGGCTCAAACAAGACATCAGCACAATTGAAAAGAACGGCACGAACAATGCAAACGAGCTTGTGAATATGTCGCGTTTCTGGCGCTGGCTTATGCAGTATCGAGCTTATAAAGGCTTGGCGTTTCGTATTTCTCCCATTATCAAACAAACTCCAGCGCTGCTAAATCCACTCTTGGCTGACGTGCCTGCTCACAATTACATGATGGGGCTTTCTCGCGCATTTATTGAGCCGCAGGCATTTGCTAGTGAAGTTTCCGCAATGTGGAAATCTGACATTATCCGCCGTCGTATTGAGTCGGGTTTCTCCGCTGAATCTCGCGTTGCGATGCAGGGTTCAAGCATGACCGGATCTCAAGCCATTCTTGCTATGCAAGCAGGCATGATGCCTATGGGCATGGTTGACGGTGGGTGGACTGCCCTGGGCGCTGCTATTTCCTTTGATTATTATCGGCGCGGATACATGCGTGAAAACCCGCAGATGACGCCAGAGATTGCAGATGCCAAGGCCATTGCACGTGTTGAAAAGATGATTGCCACGTCGGCGCAACCTTCCGACGTTTATGCCCGCGCTCTTTACGAGCGTAATGGCAATGCGTTTATGCGTTCAATGTCAATGTTTGTATCTGACCAACGTAAGGCTCTTGCGATTGAGCTAATGGCAATTCGCAAGCTGGCAACGGGCAAGTCTAAAAACAAATCGCTGGACGTTCAGCGGGCGTTTGTGGCTCATATCGTGCAAGCTGCTGTTTCGCAGGTAATGGCTGGTGTGATTGCTTCGCTATTAGGTGACGATGAAGATCGTGATCGCGAGTGGAGCACAGATCAGTGGACGCTTGCGCTTACACTTGGCCCTGTAAATGGGCTATTTGTAGCTGGTCGATTGATCGACAAAGGCCTCCGTTCGATTCTTGGACTTCGCGTGTTTCCGAGTGATAACCTTGCCGATAAGGCATTTGTGGACATTTGGCGCGCTGGCAAAAATATAGATGATATTTTTAGTGATGATCCTGAAGATGTGATTAATGAAATTGACAACTTATCTGCCGCCGCTGGCGCTGGCTTATCCGCTGCATTTGGCCCCGCCGCTGGCGCTGTCGATGTCGGCGCTAACGTGCTACGCGAAGCCCGCAAGATTCAAGATCGGCTAAGTGAGTAAATATCAGCAAGCACAGCCTTTAGCCTGTCGATCTTGACGGCCTGTTGTTGGATCGTCTGAACCTTTCTGGCTGTTGCTATTAGGTGAGACTCACGGGCTTCCTGTAGACGCTCTAGAAGCTCGGCGTTGGCTGCTAGTGCTGCGTTGAGTTCGCGCTCCAGTTGGCGTGCAAAGTCTGCTAAAACTATGTCTCCGTAAACTATCTTGGAGTCTCGCTTAACATAGATGTCAATGCAGCTATCATCGCAGTCGATTAATGTTAGCTCTGCCTCTGAATCGGTTTTAGGTGTTGGTGTATCGCTCATGGTTTGGTGAAGGGGTAAAGTCTGGCGAGGGCGTGATTCTGCCTATCATCAAGTAGCCAAGACGCATCACTCGGAGGATCGTCAGCAAAGGAATGAAAAACCTCCCTGATAGCCTCGCGCATGGCGGTGTTATCAGCTAAAACCTTGTCTAGAGCTTCGTTGAGGGACGATCTAGCTCTTTCACTACTTCTAAACAAAGAAAGCGCAGTATCTCGCTCGCGTTCTAGTTGTCGGGCAAAGTCTGCCGAAACAGGATCATTTGGGCAAGTTTTTGAGCGTTTGTGCCTTTTTCTCTCTGCGTCTGTTCTCGGTGTATCGTTCATGGTGTGATGAATGGTTGGAGTTTGGCGAGGGCTTGTTGGTCTGGATACGGGGATGCCTTGATGGCATCATGCGCCTTTCTGATAGCCTCGCGCATGGCGGTGTTTTCATCCCTGACTTGGCGCAAGTGCTCAGCGTTGCAGCTTGCATCTAGCTCCATTTTAAGGTTGGCAATCTCCGCAGCCGGATCAGCCATGCCAGCGCAAGCGTTGACGCATTCTGCTATTCGGCGCTCATCTCCAGCGCTGCCGTTGCGGGTTAGCGCAAGATCGAAATCGTAGTTATAATTCCACGGCTCGCCGTAGTCGGGTGTTGGTGTAGTACTCATGGTGTGGTGAAAGGTTGGAGTTTGGAAGCTGCTTTCATTCCGAGATTGCGTAACCTGTGACTATCATCTTGGTCATACTCCGGCATCGTGGCGATCTTAAACAAGTCGTCGTGGGCTGTTTTGATAGCCTCGCGCATCTCTTTAATCGTCGCCATGTCTTCCGCTCGAAGGTTGGCCAGTTTCAAAGCAAGCTCTGCAAGCTCGTCATACTCGCGTTGTTCGACGAGTTCGATGATGCCTTCCGGCGTGTGGTAAGGGTAGGTTTTCATTGTGCGTTTTCCTTTCGTGCTGCGAGCATTGCGTCTGCTATATCGTAGCAATCAGCGGCAAGAAGGTCTCGATGTTCATGAGGGTTGCTTAGCCTTGTGGCTTTACCTTGAAGTGCCATCCCTGCGAACCAGTCGCGGAGGGACATGTCTTGCATGGGATTGACATCGCCGACTTGCGGAGTCCATTCTGATTTCGTTACCAAAGGCTCGTCGGCGTAGCGCCAGCCTCGAACGGTTGTCCATTTTTCCCAATTCCAATTAATCGCTTTATCGGCTGGACGTTTTCGCAAGTCTTCGCCTATACAAACTTCAACCATTGCCTCCCAATCGCAAGGCATCGGATCGCCGGGAGTGTAGCGAGTCCAAGTCTTGCCGTGGGCTTCAAAGGTTTCTGGCTCTTGCTTATCGGCTGGCACTGGCAAGCGGATGTCAGCGAAGTGGGTGTCTTGTGTTGTTAGGCAGATTGCGTATAGAAGCCAATCTCCATTTTTGCAGTATCCCGTCATTCTCACGCACCCTTCCGGCACCTCACCAGCTTCGGAAAGTGGGCGGAGTTGTGATATGTTCAAAACTTCCCGCTCACTCATGCGGTCGCAGGCAGCTTGGAGTTGTTCGTTTGTGTATGTCGTTTTCATGTGATGATTTTAAAACAAAAAGGCCGACTCGGGCAAGGAGTCGGCCTAATGCGGTTCATCGCAAGTTGGACGGTCACGCCTTGCCCGCGAGAACCATTTCCCTTTTATTGATCGGATTCCTCATCGCGTCAAATTAAAATGAGTTTGCTTTTAATCGCATTTGTGAGAATCTGGCGATATGACTCTGAACCGAGAACACTCCTCTAAGGGCTACAAGATTAACGCTGGCACCTCAACCGTGACGTATAATTTCTACGGGTTCACGGTTTTGGCTGAGTCCGTTATTAACGCCATTACCGCTCCAACTGGCGGAGGCATTGAGAACAACTCATACGACGGCGACGAAGCTGGGCTTGCTGGCGTCACGTTGCCAGTTGGTTATTATCCAATTCGCGGAAGTGCGATTGATTTGACCTCCGGCACAGTCATCCTTTGGACTGAATAAATATGCCCGCCATGTGCCTCAGCTTAAACTTGCCCTCTGGCGTAGCTGATCGCACGTTGACACCTCCGACCGTTGCGCCTGTGCTAACGGTTACGGCAGATCTAGGCAGCACAGTGGCACAGCTTGAATGGACGGCTAGCAATAAGACGGGTTCTTCGGGTTTTCTATATTATCTTTATAGAAATGCAGGATCAGCTCCTGTTCCTGGAGTTGATTCTCCAATTAAATCTTACGCGGGATCAACTTTGACTGACTCTGATAATGTCACGACGGCCACAGGTGAAACGTATTATTACATCATTGTGCCTAGCAATTCCGCAGGTGATGGCCCTGCCAGCAACGCAGTTAACATAATATTGCCCGGCATATGAACGCGCTTTCTCTCGGACTTCCTTTCGGTATTTCTCCGCCGACTTCGGCCCCTCCGCCTGGAACGTGGATACTTGCAGCTAATACTTGGGATGATACTGGCGTTTGGCTAGATAACGAAACTTGGAACGATTAATAAAATATGCCTATCGGAACTATCACAAACGGCGAGTCGGGTTCATCCGTAAGGGCGAAACTCAACAGCGTTATCTCTGCGACTAACTCGGCTCCTACGGATTACGCCACAGCCGCACAAGGTGCTACGGCTGACACGACGGCTAGTAGTCTTTCCTCGCACGTTGGAAACACAAGCAACCCGCACAGCGTCACCAAGTCGCAAGTCGGCCTCGCTAACGTAACAAATGACGCGCAGACTATTGCGTCAATCGTGCCGAATACCGCGCCAAGTGCAGGCCAGGTCTTAGTTGGCAACGCAGGCGGCACAGCTTACGCGCCGGTTTCCGCTTCGGGAGATGCTACGCTTGCGAGCACAGGCGCTTTAACATTGGCAACGGTTAACAGCAACGTCGGCAGTTTTGGCAGTGTCACGGCAGCGCCAGCGGTCACGGTAAACGCTAAAGGACTTGTTACGGCAGTTTCAACGAATACGATCACGCCCGCAGTTGGTAGCATCACAGGACTAGGCACTGGTGTTGCTACGGCATTGGCTCAAAACGTCACTGGCAGCGGTAGCGTTGTTCTCGGGACATCTCCGACTCTTACGACTCCGGCGATTGGGACGCCATCAAGCGGCACACTGACAAGCTGCACCGGATTACCATTGAGCACTGGCGTCACTGGGACTCTGCCAATCGCTAACGGCGGCACAGGTCAAACGGCGCAGACAGCGGCATTTGACGCGCTTGCTCCGACCACGACCAAGGGCGATTTGATCGTGCATAACGGCACCGATAACATCCGCGTGGCAGTTGGCGGCACTAATGGGCATGTGCTTACGGTGGATAGCGCAGAGGCCAGTGGCGTGAAATGGGCTGCTAGCGGCGGCGGTGGAAGCGGCCCTGACGTTCAGCTTTATACAGCCGATGCAACTTGGACGAATCCAAGCCCATCAACGGCCAAGCGCGTTTTTGTGCGTCTTGTTGGTGGCGGAGGCGGTGGTGGATCAGGGCGTAAAGGCGTGGCCGGAGTTAACAGATTCGGCGGTGGTGGAGCCGCCGCTGGCGCTGTCACTGAGTTTTGGACTCTGACAACTGAGTTAGGATCTACAGCATCAGTCACAATTGGCGCTGGTGGCACAGGAGGAGCGGCGGTATCTACTGATACAACAAACGGCAACTCTGGAACGGCTGGCGGCAGCACTACGTTTGCAGGCATGACTGCTGTGGGCGGTGAGTTTGGGGTTGCTGGCGGTTCAAGCTCTGGAACAGCGGGCGCAGGTGTTGCCAACTCTTGTGTTTCCGGTGTTATTAGCACCATTAATGGCGCAGGCGGAGCTGGGGCTGCTGTTGCTGGCGCAGCAGGAACAACAATTAGTGGTGCCCTTCCAACTGGCGGCGGTGGCGGTGGTGGGCTTGATACCTCGAACACTAACCGTGCAGGCGGAGCAGGTGGAAGCATTGGAACTGCCGCAGGCATAACAGTCTTGGCAGGAGGAACGGCTGGAACTTCTGGTGGCGGCGCAGGCGGCAACGGCACTGCAGGTCGAGGATCAGGCACAGGTGGCGGAGGAGGTGGATCTAACGGCGCTGGCGCTGGTGGCGCAGGCGGCAACGGCGGCGGCTTTGGCTCAGGGGGCGGCGGAGGAGCAGCTGGAACAAATAGCGTTGGCAATTCTGGCGCTGGCGGAAATGGTGCTCAGGGTTACGCGCTCATCATCACTTACTAATTATGAAACGAATTGCTCACATCGACGGAACCACGATCATCAATGTTTCTTTGGCACCTAATGACGCGCCATTGGCACCGAATACCATGCTTGAAAGCGATGCTATCGCGGCTGGCTATACTTACAAAAGCGCCAGTGATACGCTGCCAATCGTCGTTTCCATGCGGAGCTTTCGCGAAGCGTGCGGGCGTGACCTTACAATCAGGATCAACGCTTACGTTGCCAGCATTGAAGATCTCAATGAGCGGTTTAAAGCTCAGACTGATTTTGAGTTTGCCACTACGGTTTCACGCGCTCATTTTCGCGTTTCGCAGATTGCTTCAGCTTTAAGCAAGACTGAATCCGAGATCGACGAAGTGTTTGCACTAGCTCAACAATTAGACTTAAATTGACTTATGCAAGACAATCACCTCACTCCTTTCATTGGATCGCTAATCGCCTTTGCAAGCACGGTGACAAGTCTTGCAGAAATCGAAGTTTGGCTCAAGCTGAGTTCTTTAGCAGTCGGAACTTTAGCTGGAATTTTAGGCTGCATTTCAGCAATCAACAACCTCCGCAAATAATATGAAAAACGTCTTCAAAAACTGGAAAACTACCCTCGCTGGCATCTTTGGTTTTGCATCCGTAGTGGTGCCCGTCGTGCTGCCACAATATGCGCCAATCGCTCACCAAGTGACGGCTCTTGCTGTTAGTCTTGGGCTGATTGTAGCCAAGGACGGCGACAAGACTGGCTTGTAATTTCACACATTGGGAATAAAGCGGCCTTCTAAACCGTAGCCTGCAGTCGGGTGCAAGTCCTGCCCTAATGCCTTTTTTTTTAAAGGATTATGCCAAAACCGCCAAAAATAACAGAGCGCAAACTTGGCAAGCATCAAGCTATTGGCCTTTGCTGGAACGACGGCAGAATTGAAATTGATTCAAGGTTAACAGGCAAAAAGCGCCTTGAAATCGTTTGTCACGAAATCATCCATCACATCGCGCCCGATTGGGACGAGGCAAAAGTCTTGCATACAGGCCGAATCATAGGCAATGCGCTTTGGAAACAGGGTTACCGAAAAACTGACAGCTAACAAATATTATGACTAAAGCCGCAATTGTTAGATCGTATCTTGAGCGCTTTCCAGAAACGGAAAATCGGACATTGGCTAAACTCTTGCATAAGGAATTGCCCACGGTTTTTATGTCGCCCGAATCAGCTCGCGACATTATAAGAAGACTTCGGGGGGCCAAAGGAAAACGTCATATCAAATACGCTATAGACAAATCGGCATTTAAGCCGCTTGGCTGGCAGAAGGATGTGATACCTAAAACGCTTGCAAGAACTCGGGAGCCAATCGTTTTAAGCGGGGCCTTGAAGGTGCTGATTTTGTCAGACATCCACATCCCGTATCACGACGAGGTGGCTGTAGCTGCCGCTATCGCGCACGGCAAAAAGAAAAAGCCGGACGTAATTATCCTCAACGGTGACATCGGTGATTTTTATGGCGTGTCACGTCACGACAAAGATCCGCGCCGCTCGCTTGCTGATGAGTTGGACGCCATTCGCCAGTTTCTTTTCCACCTTCGCAAGCAGTTCCCGAACGCACGCATTTTTTACAAAATTGGAAATCATGAGGCACGCATGGAGATGTTTTTGGTCAAGAATGCGCCCGTGCTTCTCGGCGTTTCAGATTTTGAGCTTCCCGTGTTGCTGAAATTTGATGAGTCGAGGATCGAGCTTGTCCCATCGCTGACGCTCATTCGACTCGGCAGTTTGCCGATTTATCACGGGCACGAATTGCCGCAGGGTATGTCATCGCCAGTCAATCCTGCGCGAGGCATTTGGATGCGCGTGCAGGAGTCGCTTATCTGTGGCCATTGGCATCGCACAAGCGAGCACACTGAGAGCACGGGACTAAACAAAAAGCTGTCTTCGTGCTGGTCAACGGGATGCCTTTGCGACCTGACGCCGGATTACGCTATCGTGAACCGCTGGAATCACGGCTTTGCATGGGTAGAAACGCAATCCGATGGCAACTATGAAGTGACGAATCACAAGATCATTAATGGGAGGGTTTATTAAATGAAAACTGTATGCCTAGATCCTGGCCATGGAATGAGCAATCGCCGCGCGGGCGCTTATGATCCTGGGGCGTGTGCTTTTGGTAAAAAGGAAGCCGAGATAGCAATGGACTGGGTTAACGAGCTGCGCGTCATCTTGCAAGCTCGCGGCCATAAGGTTGTCAGAACTCGAATCAACGGCAGCGATCCCGCGCCAGTTGGCGAGCGTGCTGGCATCGCGGAAGAATACGGCTGCGACATCATGCTATCTATCCACTGCAATGCTGCAAATGGGGCAGCAAATGGCACAGAGACGTTTTACCGTGGCGAGTTTAACAAAGGCCTTGCTGCAAAAATCAACGCGGCTTTATGCGCTGTTCTTGGCACCAAGTCGAGGGGCGTTAAAACTGAAAGCGCAAGCCAGCATTCACGGCTTGCCGTCATGGCTTTCCAGCCGTGTTTCCTGATCGAGCTTGGATTCATCGACAACGCAGGCGATCTTGAAAAGATGATTGATCCCGTGCGGAGGCTGGCAGCTTGCGAGGCCATCGCTGAATTGCTATGAGGCGTGCAATTTGGCCATACAGTTTCTATTTCTTGGCCGTCTATTGTTTTGGCTTCATGTATGGCACGGCCTTGTTCATTATTGTGTGGTTTATCCAGCTTGTTATCGAATGCGCCGATTAATGGAAGTTCCTCTTGGCTGGAAGCTCTATGACGGGCCGAAAGATTGGCGCTTAATCAAAGGTGCGAAGTTTTGGGACGCTGCTCAATTGCGTTGGCGCAAGATAAACGGCGGCGCGTTTGCAACTGGCGACGGGCCAATTATTGTGAAGTCATGACTGACTGGCAACGCATCGCAGACCACTTCAATGCAACGGCAAAATGCCGACGGCTCAAAACGGCACAGCCTAAAGTAAGCCATGAGCCGGGATGCACGTTTGTTGAATGCCAACATTATAAATGCGTTTGCCGCATGAATGACCACGGTGACGATCCGCTTAGTGCATTCCTTGCTAAGTGGCAAAATAGGCACGGGTGAAAAGATTTCTACTTTTACACTTGCGCGAGTTTGGCGCGTGTGATTAGATGCGTTGTCATCACGACATCATCACATGAAAACCTTAAAAATTAGCGAGACATTGCACTCGCAACTACGCATCAACGCAGCCAATCAAGGCTGTAGTCTTCAGTCCCTCGCTGAGGGATTTATCACCAATGGCATTGCAGATTTGTTTAAACGCAAGCAGGCCAAGACTGGCAATCCTCTACGCCTTCGGAAAGGATCAGCAATATGAACGACTTAACTCCATGGCTTGACTCCATCAACGAAGGTCCGCGCAAGCGTGCATTTTTTGCAGCCGTTTTCAGTAAGTTGGAAGAGCTTGGCTTCATTCTTAATAACCCTGACGCCATCGACGGCGGTTATCGCTTGGAGTTTTTCAATGAAGGCAATCTCACTTGGGTTGTTGCTGACCGTTACACATCTTTCCCTGTAGCTGGCGAAGATCCCGGCATTCAGCTTTATTCTGAAAATGAAGCGTGGGAAGCATCATTCCGCGCTCGCACTCCAGTTCAACTTGCACTTGATGCACTCGAATACCTTACCGCTAATGAATAATCTATCCTCATTTCATTTCCGTTCCGGCATGGGCGACCGTGTAACCGACAACCGCGCAGAGTGGTTGATTAAGCTAGACGATCACATCCGCGCCAATTCACCACGGCAGCGCAGGCTGGAAGCGGAGCGCCGCTTTCTTCTTGCTCGCTACCACGAAACATTTTCAGCCATTGCAGGCGGCATCCTGCTGGTTGTTATTATCCTCTGCCTTGCATTCATCGCCTAACATCATCACTACTATGTCATCACAACTTATTACTACCGAAACAGACGTGCAAATCGCCCGTGAATCCGCAGCTTTTGAAATGCTGCAACGCCAAGCCAAGATGTTTGCCTCCGCGACTCTTGTTCCCAAAGAGTTTCAAGGCAACATTGCCAACTGTGCAATCGGCCTAAACATTGCTAAACGATTGGGCGCTGATCCGTTCATGGTCTTGCAAAATATCGACATCATCCACGGACGGCCAAGCTTTCGCGCTACGTTCTTGATTGCCATGGTGAACGCCTCGGGACGTTTTGAGCCTCTTCAATTTGAGATGACCGAAACTGGGAAGGAGACAACTAAAGCTGTCACGTTTGAAGTCTGGGAAAACCAGAAAAAGGTTTCTCGCGAGATCAAATACACCTACACGCCGACAACTTGCATCGCCTACGCCAAAGACAAGTCCAGCGGAGCGGTTATCAAAGGGCCTCCAGTATCGTATGACATGGCAATCTCTGAGGGATGGGTAGGCAAGTCTGGCAGCAAGTGGCAAACCGATATGCGAGAATTAATGATCCGCTACCGCGCCGCTGCATTCTTTGCCAGACTCTACGCGCCAGACATTACCTTGGGCATGTTGACGGCAGAGGAAGCTTACGACATTGCAGAACGCGATGTAACGCCACGCGCTGAATCATCACCACTTTTTAAGACTCTCGCGGCAAAATCGCCGCAGACTGCACTCCCACCTGAAGTAGGCGAAAAAACAGGTAATCAAAACAGGAGTGCAGAATCATCTTTGACTGCAGTCAAGGCCGTCACGACGCTTGATCAGGTCACAGGCAAGA